CTCTGAGTTGGATATTCGCATATCGTGGAGATGCCACTTCAGGACAATTATCAGCAATGACGGTGGACAGCTACGTGGGCAATCTGCTAACAATAAGCAACCTGCCATCAATGAGTGCCACTGCTGCGCTATTCGAGCCCAATGATCTGATACAAATTGGCACACATCCATTCCCATCTACATCAGTAAATCAAGTATTGCGTGGCACTGGCTCAACAGTAACACTGACCATGAGCAGACCTAATATCATTTCGGCATCAGTAGTTGGAGATGGCATCACAGCAGGAGCAGGCTGTGGCTTCTATATGTTCTGTCCCAATATGCCCACATACAAATTAGTTCCTGGAGCAGCACTCTACACTGGATCAACGCTAATCAGCAACGCAATGATAGAGTGGTCAGATAACTTCGCTCTATACGAGTGGGTGTCGGGGAGTTGATATGGAAAATATCCCCGCAGTTCAGAACCAATCAGCAATCAACTCAGCAGAATTCGTAATGCTGAAGATACCAACAGCAGTCGTTGGCGTGTATGACATCTACACCTTCAGCAGTGCTTATAGAGACGAGACAATTGATGGGCAGGTGTATTCAGCAATGGGTGGTTTATTAGCTGTAGGCGCACAACAACGAGACCTCAGAGTTACATCAGCCGCAACCAGCATATCGTTATCTGGCATTGGCAGTGAAAACATCTATCTGGTTCTGGCCAAGCAAGTAAAGGGATCAGAGCTAAAACTATACCGTGGCTTCTACGATGACACCTATGTGCTAACAAGCACAGCACTGAGGTTCACCGGCATCGTCACTTCGTATGTTATCACTGAAGAGCGTAAAGACCAGATGGATAACTTCACCGTTACACTGAATGCCACATCGCTGAAGGATATGCTGACCAACAGAATAGTCGGTCGCAAGACAAATCCCAGTAGCTGGCAGGTATACTCGCCCACCGACACCAGCATGAACAGAATATACTCGCTGGCAAATCAAAAGTTTGACTTCGGTCAGCCAGTATCAACTACCACAGTGAATTCAAGTGGATCATCATTGGATGAGTCGGCACCAGCAGTAATTGACCAAGCTAACGGTGGTGGTCCATGATCCGAGCAGCTACTAAATGGGACACGCCACATATATTCCGACTGCTAAGAGAATACCGTGACGCTGCCGATATGGGCATAGACACCGATGATGAGACAACTCCACAACGAATACTAAACCATATATTCGCAGGTGGGGGAATTGCCATTGTCCACGAACGAGAGAGCATAACGGGAATGTTATTAGCTGTAATGGCGCCAGGACTATGGGACAGCAGCAAGATCGTAATGAATGAGATATGCCTATGGGTGTCACCTGAACACAGAGGCACAGCAGGCTACAGACTTATCAATGAGTATACGCGACAGTGTGAACAAATGAAGAAACAAGGAACGATTATGAATTATACTCTCAGTCAGATGGCAGGACAAAAGCTGGACTACACTCGTTGGGGATTCGCACCAACAGAAACCACCTGGAGCCAATAACATGCCAATCTTCACAGCAATTGCGTTCGCGGTCTCAACATCAGCATTCGGTATAGCAGCAGCGTCAGCATTCGGAGTAGCAGCCAGCACCATTGGAGCAGTGGCCGCATTTGCAGCACGCACTCTTATCATGATAGGCGTCAGTCAGCTATTAGTTGATCGTGGTAGTGGCACAGTTGGCACGTCATCTACTGGAGCGCGAGTTCAGTTACCACCAGCAACCAACAACAAGATCCCTGTGGTATATGGCAACGCATACATTGCGCCTGTTATCACCGATGCCATGCTATCAACCGATCAAACAACCATGTGGTATGTGTGTTCGCTGGCAGAAGCAACATCTGGAACCATATCATTCGGTGACATCTATTGGGGTGGTCGCAAGCTGAACTTCGACACTGTTGACCTAACTAAAGTTATAAGCTGGACAACCAATGCTGATCCTCCTCAGACAGACACCAAGGTAAATGGACTGATGAACATTTACTGTTATAATGCGGGCAGCAGCGCACCTACCAATACTGCTCAAACAGCTATTCAAGTGTTACAAGATGCCGCCATACCAGTAGCCAATCAATGGACTGCCACTGACCTAATGAGCGAGTGCGCATTCATCATCATCAAGCTGGTGTATAACCAAAATGCTGGACTGACTGGCCTTGACCAAATAACAGTGGAAATCAACAACTCGCTGAATGAACCAGGCGCAGTCATTCTGGATTACTTCACCAATGTGCGTTATGGATGCGGATTACCACTTGCCAGCATTGATACAGCTAATCTTGTCGAGCTTGACGCTTATTCAAATGAACTGATTGGTTATGTGCCAGCTGGAGGTGGTCCCACACAATTACAGGCAAGATATCGCGTCAATGGACCAATCAATACAGGATCAACTTGCTTGGTAAATTTACAACAGCTTGTGGACACCTGCGACTCGTGGCTTCAGTATTCAGAACAAGTGGGACAGTGGCGTGTTATCATCAATCGCAGCTATCTGGACTATACCACCACTCCTGAGCTATTCCTGTGTAACGACGACAACATCATTGGTGGCATTGATATCAACCCAACCGATCTGAACAACACATACAATCAGGTAGAGGTTCAGTATCCCAATGTAAATATTCTGGATCAAACAGACTACCAGCTAATTGTGTTGGATCCATTATTGATGGCACCGAATGAACCCATCAACATCCTGACATTGCAGTTCCTGATGGTCAACAATGCGGTTCAGGCCAAGTATCTGGCAACTCGCACTCTGACGCAGAACAGAGAAGACTTGGCCATTACATTCACCACTGATTATTCTGGCATTCAAGTTCAAGCTGGGGACGTCATTCGCATCACATATCCACTCTATGGTTGGACTGAGAAGCTGTGGAGAGTGGCTCAGGTAAGCGAAGCAATGGCAGAGAACTTCCTTGGTGCCCGTATAGCTTGCTTTGAGTATAACGAGACAGTGTACTTGATGGACCCTATACACGACTATGTGCCAGCAGCCAATACGGGACTTGTTGATCCTACTATCATTGGTAATGTGACGACTCCCACTGTTGCTTATTCACCACTGACTAATGGCAATGTCCAATCCCTGACCATAACTGCGACTGTGCCCACTACTGGCATCACAATGAATGTGGACTTCAACTACGGCACCACCACTGATGTCGCTCAGCACGTGTTATACAAAACAGTCAGCACCAATGATGGAACTCCATTCGTTGCAGGTGACACAGTAACAATGACCATGACGGATCTGCCACCTGGAACTTATTACTGGTCAACGGTTCCCAGAAATACAACAGCAGCAGCCACCAGCATTGCCAGTTCAAGTATAGTATGGACTGGACCGAATATCACAGCTTATAACCCAGCAACTGGTGAAGGTGGTGTTTCAGTATCTCAATTACCACCTGGAAGCACCGTGGCACAATGGACCGCAGCATGGGAGACTGAATTTTCTAATGGCGTATTCGTTGATATTACCACAACAGAAGATCGCACTGGACCCATGTATATTCCCAGCACCACAGCAGGACCAAGTGTGCCAAGCACTAAATATTGGCCGTTCGCTCAAGGAACTAGTTCTCTAGCTGATTATTACGCAGCTGATTCCACTGGCACTTATGCACCGGGCCCGGCCAGTTACCTAAATCTAGATAACCCACCAGCAGGATGGCAAGGATGGTATAAGCTTATAAAGGCAGATGTATCTAATTCCTACAATGAAGCAGGTTCGCTATACTACAATTACTCGCACGCCATTATATCAAATACTCCTAATGCCATTATTCAAATAGCACCTTATGGCATAGTTAACATTAGCCCATATATGCAAGTAACTACCAGTGGATTGGCGAGTTATGTTCTGAATGTTCAAACACCATATGCAGCAATATCATCAGTTGGCGCATTGGAAGGTGCACGATATTTACCAAACCCAAGTGGTGGCATTCAGATATTGGAATTCGGTATGGCAGTAAGATGCCTAACTCCTGGTGCTGTTATAAAATTCGTGGCATGCGGACTTCAATTGAGGCAAACCATATGACCTACATCAGCGAACGACGAGCAATATGCGACAAATGTCGACATAACAAAAACAATACCTGCGAGAAATGT